CCCTAGCATCTGCAGCATAACGACCTAAACGTACATCAAACATATTTAGATTAGATTGTTTAATTTCACCAGTAAGACTAGCATCCATTACAGCAATGTCTCTGCCAATCTGAGCAAGATCAGATTGAATACTTTTTGAACGAGACCGGCCTGCTTGTCCTAAACTAGCTTTACCTTGTGACTCTAATTGAGCTACAAGCAGATCTTGTCTGTTAAATGCATATTCATTACGAGCATCTTGTTGAGCAAGCTGTTCACGTGATAAACCTTGTTGTTCTGCTAATGCATGGAACGACAATTGGTTAGCAGAATTTTCTACATTTAATAGATACTTTTTAGCATCAACTTTTTCTTGAATAGCACGTACTTCAGTTTGATACCTCCAAGATTGTAAAGCAGTTTCAAAGTTATAATTAGCTTGTTTTCTATAATTTTCTTTTTCATTTTCAAACTTCTTTTCATTATATTCGTTTTGAAGTTCAGCCTGTTTATCAAGCAGTTTTTGTTGTTTTTTTGCGTTTCTTTCAGCTTCTCTGTTTGCAGACGACGCCTCCGATGCACCAAGAATACCGCCAGCAATAGAAGCCACAGCTGATACACCAGCAAAAATTCCTGCAATGCTCATCTCCAGTCCAGACTCAGCTAGCTGTTCACCCAGAAGATCATAATTTTTATTAATCATTAAGCCCTCCTATAATAACGTGGTGAATAGTTACCTTCCCACATCATAGATACTAACGATACAGGGTATGGTTGATTACTTGTCACTTTTAATTCAAAATTAATGTTACGTTGATGGATTGGTACAACAAAACGATATTCAGGTTGTACTGGTTCACTATTAGCTTGATAACTATCAATAGCTGTTACTTCTTTTACATCAAGCCATTCTTTTGAGTTAGTAAGTTTTGTTTTAAATGTAGTAGTACCAGAACGACCTACTGATACATTAACTCTAGAGATAGTTAAGTTGGCTGTAAAATCAGTTGTTTGTTCATCTCTTCTGAAATAAAACTTAGGTAGTGTTACTTCAAAATTATAATCATAACCAATTAACATACCATTTTCTAATTCTGTTAAATCTTTTGCTACTTCAAAATACGGACCATTTGTGTCTGATTTAGGTGTAGCCCTGACTGAATAACCTGCTTCATTATTTGGATCAGCAATTAAAATAGTACCTTGTACATTATTAAATAAAGAATACGGTGTGTAGATTTTAGTTACATCATTAGTACTATCATATACAACAGCATTACCTGTACCAGGATCAAATGGACGTGCTGCCATATCTAAGCAAGAATTACCTGAAGTAACAGAAACTTTACCTGTAGGTAGTTCATCTAAAGTAATTTTATTTAAGGTGTATTCATCTTCATGTTGAGATACGATAAACATATCATCACCAAGAATATTAATATCTTGGATAGTACCAGTTAACTGCCATTTAGTCCAAGCTTGCATTACATCTTTATCACCGTTGTTATAAAAACGATAAAGATATATGTAAGAATCTTGACGATCAATTAATGCAATTAATGAGTTCTGTGGACTAACAACAAGACGATCAATACTATTTGGTATCCATTCTAATACAATCTTACTGATGTCAATAACACTAGGGTTTTGATCAACATCTCGTAATTGCATATAAAATAATTTACTGTAACCACTAACTTTACTAAGGAATGCAATTGTTGTACCTACATCTACAGGTGAAATGTTTACATCCATTTCATAGTTAGATACAGCACGTACAATTGTTTGACTAGGTGTTAGTACACCTGATTCAGGAGCAAGTATAAGAAACTGTTGTGTACCACTAAAGATTACAAGACCTTGAGGTGCAGGTAAAACATCAGTCAAGGTAACTGGTCTAACACTTGATACATTTACATCGATAGGATCTGAATCAATTTGTGTTAAAGCTGATTTAGCAAAGAAATTATAAGCATCATTTGCTACACCAAGAATAACGTTATCTTCTGATAATATACCAAATCTATTGTTATAGAAAAAGGTAGCGTTAATCTTTGTATTAACAAATGAAGGTTGTGGATTAGTTGTGTCATCACCAGCTAATCTATCAGTCCAACTAATTGTTCCAAAAGTAAATGTAAGTGGACCTGTATTAATTAAAGCATGTGGCATTGTAGATGCAAGAAGACCAGGTGATGCATCACGTGCTATAGTTTCTTTCCAAAAACCACGCCCTCTGTTTAGTGTAGTATCATAAGCAACAAACTTGACATAATAATCATCTTCAGCTGCATCACTATTCAAAATTTTTACGTTATGACCACCAAAAGATTCAAGGGGTAGTTTAGATACATCAGTTACATCATCTTCAAATACTTCAAGTGCAGTGTTATTAAGACCACCTCTAGCGTCAATACTAAATGCTACAGGAGTACCAGTAACTGCACTGTAATCAGTTTTAACTGTATTAGTACCAGTACTGCGTTTGATAACAATACTGTTGGTATATCCTTCTAGATACCAAGTACCATCAAAATCTGAGTTAGATGCTGTATGCTGTGCTTCAATAGTAGCTTTAATAGCATCAATTAAATGGTGGTTAACATTAACACCAGCTGCATCGTATAACAACATATCATCAAATGTTGTATTATTTTGAGCAGTTACTTGTGTATCTATATGTTGAATAGTAACTGTATATTCAAACGTTTCTACAAGTGTAAGTAATTTAAGTGTAGCAACTGAATTAGCAACAAACGTACCAGCTGCTTGCATAGCAGTGTTTACAGTTTTGTTTGTAATAATTGTAGTATCTTGAATGCTACGGAAATGATAATCGGTAGAGGTAGTACCAGTTAGATATGATGCACCATTATTAGTTACCGTACACCAATCACCATCTACTGTCCAAGCATAAATAGTTGAACCCTTGATTGCAGCTACATAAGAACCTTGTGCACCACGATCAATAAAAGTCCATACAGCACTATCTAAAGCAGCTTTATTAAAGGGAGTACCAGCATTGTTTTTTAGTTTATCAATAAATTTCATACCAGGTCTTTTTAGTAAACCATAGGTAGGATCAGGATAACCATTAATACATTCAGATACTTGACCTTCTAGTTTTTTGTCGTCATTTTGTCTGGATACACCACCTAAGAAATTAGGTATTAGTTGAGTAATTGCTGGCATTATCGAATCAAAGTATTAAATGGACTGTAAGATTTGTAATAGTTACCACTTTGTGGTGCACCAAAGAAACTATGATCCCCTTGATTACAATCATATTCTAAAGCCATAGCTCTTGTATAAGCTTCTTTTTGTTGTAGGATTTGATACTGATTAGGATCACCTACTAAACGACTAGAAGCTACAGAAGCAGCACGTGCTACAATATAATCTTGAATAGGTTGTGGAATATTATTATATTCAAATTCCCACAATATATCAAAGTAAAGGGTTTCATCAGTATCCCATACATCTGTGTGTTTAATAGTATCATATAAGACACCACCACGATTTACTACATTACGACCTAAGTTAGAGACATAATCTTGACTAAGATCAGCTTGGATTACATTGTTTGGTATAGTTACTTTTTTAGTAACTGAATCAGGTTGTAATTTATCATAATTACGTTCTACATTATAAGACCAACCTTCTGCCTGTACTTCACGTGTAACTTCATTTAAAGTGTTATAAGCAATCGCAACGTCCGGGTTGGTTTGAGTTTCTACTTTATAAGAAACAACTGAACGATTCATCGTAATACTACCAGTGGGTGTAGCATGGGTAATATTAAGAGTATATTGATATGTTTCAGGTGTTGTACCTTGTGCTGTACCAGTAGTAGAGACTGCAGTATTAGGTTCTACACCAGTTCCAGTAATATAAGTACCAACTTGTAGGTCAGAGGTTTCAGAGGTTAAAATTACACCAGTGATAGAACCAACAAATGTACCAGTAGATTCAAGGACAAAAGTTTCTTCAGTTGTTAACGTGTTTACAGGAGCCTGACCAACTGACGCCAGGATCTGATTAACAGCTTGTAATTGGGTGTTTGGGCCAGTAGTAGGAAAAGGCATAATTTGATAATGAGTATTATTCTCAATAAATAGTTAAAAAAAAGGAGCCTCCGAAGAGACTCCCCATATAAGATAAATTAGAATCCGGCAGGCTTGGTAGCAGTGCCAGCAAACAGTTCAACAGCAGCAGCTGGATTCAGGTAATCAGCACCCATAGCCAAACGGCCAAGGATTACATCACCCTGATAGATAACAGAAACGTCACCACTGGTTACTTGAACCTGAGGAGCGATCGCTTCAACACAACCAGCAGCTTCACGCTGGAAGATCAAACCACAGCTATTAGCAAATTCGGTTTCTTCACCGTACTCATTGTTAATACCGTCAACATCGTTGGCAGCATCTTCAACAGCTTCGGATACAAACGAACCAGTGTTACCAGGATCGGTAACGCCAGGGTTAGTAGCGGAACCAGTACCGTACTTAGTACCATACTGAGAGAAGAAAGGAATATTCATGGACTTGTAGATCTTAATACCAGCAATCTCTACAATACCGTCACCGCTTTGCAGTGCAGTACCTTGTACATCGCGATTAATAAGACCATTAGAACCAGCAGCTTGGATCAGTGCATAGTACTGACGGGGGTTAAGAACACCCACACGCCCATCCTGACTGACTCCTTTTTCGTCAAGTGCAGAGGCAGCATCATAGAATGCATTTACCAAAGCACTAGAAGAATAAGCATCAGAAGCATTAGCAGTAGTACCAACACGAACCTGAGTACCACCGGGCTCAACATAGTTATTAGCAGTAATAGGAGATGCAGCACGTGCACCACGAGTGATAGCACGGAAGATCAAACGATCATACTTTTCTGCAAGAGCATAACCGATCTTACGGCTAATCTCAGAGCGCAGATCATAATGAGAAAGAGTCTCATCAAGGTCATAGACAAAAGCTGAACTGATCAGCAAGTCATCAACCGTGATGGTCTTCTCAGCCACAGGAGGCGCATTGTTGCTATCACCAAGGATGCTGTTACCAGGAGTATGGAACTCAGACTTGGTACGACCTGTGTAGATGAACTGCAAAGATTTGCCGTTCTTTAGTGTACGCTTCATCACAAGATCGCGAGCGATCGTATTACGTTGGAAGCCTTTGAACATTTCTCCACTAAACAGTTTTAGATAGAGAGCGCGGGTATCACCCGCCAAGTTAGACTGACCCAGCTGAGTAAGCTGAGCAGGGTTAACAGAAGATTGAAAAGCCATTTTAAATAATAAATAATAGAGATATACTTGTCACCAAACGTTTGATGTTTAATTTGTATTGTGGTCTATCCCACCGTCTAGACGGCAAAGGGTATCCTCGTAAGGGCCAATGCCAATAGTGAAGAGGGGAATTGCACCCCTCATTAGATCTATCTCACTTGGTGTACTTTACACCACGATAGCAATAAGTCTTGCCTTGCATAGTAACCTCTTTAGAAGCCTCCACAAGCCCCGTTCCATGCTTATGGTGTCATGCGTCCCGAAGGATGAACGGACGTGCTTCTAGCCGATTACAGGTGCCTTAGAAGAGGCAAGATCAAGTGGGAAGTTGTGTGCATTACGTTCATGCATAACTTCCATACCCAATCCTGCTCTGTTAAGGACATCTGCCCAGGTATTAATAACGTGAGTGTTACTATCAAAAATAGATTGATTAAAGTTAAAACCATTTAAGTTGAATGCCATAGTACTAACCCCAAGAGCAGCAAACCAGATACCAACAACAGGCCAAGCAGCAAGGAAAAAGTGAAGGGACCGACTGTTGTTAAAGCTAGCATATTGAAAAATAAGACGACCAAAGTAACCATGTGCTGCAACAATGT